GACTTATTACAAAAATTGCAAGATCAACAAACACAATTAACGCCTATTATGCAAAGTTCATTTGTATAGGCTAAAGAATTTGACGGCTACCTAGACTCCTCGTCTGGCCCCGTCTTTAATACCAACAGTAGCTACCCACAACATAGTGGCCCTGCATGGAGGTGAAGATGACTGATACAACAAATCAACAAATAGAGGAACCAAAAAAGAAATCGCCTACCCCAACACCATATATGGGTAAAGATAGGGTTTTTGAAAGTAAACAAGAAATTACTAAAGAAGCAGACGCATTGCGATCTACAGAAACTAGTAACGAAGAATTACCAAAAAAAACCACAGGCACCGAGCATGATTACAAAAAGCGATATGATGATTTAAAATCACATTATGATACAAAATTATCTACATGGAGAAAAGAAAAAGAAGAAATTCTTACTCAACTCCAAACAAATAAAAAATCAAATGTGGTAATGCCAAAAACACCAGAAGAAATTGAAAAATTTAAACAAGAAAATCCTGATGTTTATGACGTTATTGAAACTATCGCAAGTATGAAAACAGACTCTAGAGTACAAGATGTTGAAGAACATTTGAATATTCTACGAGAAAAAGAGTTTGAGCTTGAAAGGCAAAATGCACAGAGAGAACTTTTAAACCATCACTCAGATTTTCTCGAACTGAAAGATAGTGAAGAATTTACTGAATGGTTAAAAGATCAACCTGATAATATTGCTGAAGGTGTCACTAAAAATGCCACAGATGTTAGATGGGCCGTGAGGACTATTGACCTTTATAAACTTGACAAGGGTATTGGTAAACCAAAGTCTAAATCTAGAAAACCTAGTGATGCTGCAAAAGTTGTAAAAACAACTACAGCTTCGCAAGACATTACAGATAAAAATCAAGGAAAAAAGATTTGGACATATGAAGAGATTTCTCGATTAAAACCGCATGAATTTGTGAGGCTAGAAGAAGAAATTGATCTAGCAAATCGAGAGGGTCGAATCAGAGAACAATAATAATCAATCAGATAACTTTTTAAAGGAGAAAGGTTATGGCTTTTAGTACAGCTGCTGGTTACGACAACCTCGTCAATGGGGCTTTCGTTCCTAGCATATTTAGTCAAAAAGTTCTCAAGTTCTTCCGTAGATCTTCGGTTGTAGAAGCAATTACTAACACCGACTATGCTGGAGAAATAGAAAATTTTGGCGACACAGTTAAGATAATCAAGGAACCGACAATCACAGTTTCTGCTTATCAACGTGGAGCAACTTTAAATCCACAAGATCTTACAGATACAGAAATTACTCTTACTGTAGATCAAGGTAATGCTTTTTCATTCAGAGTGGATGACATTGAAGAAAGACACAGCCATCTTAATTTTGAGTCTTTGGCAACTTCTTCTGGTGCATATGCTCTTAAAAGGCAATACGACTTTAACGTGTTAACTAACATTAACTCAAACGCAACTACAGATACAACTAACTTAGGTGCTGCTAGTTCTGCTATATCATGCAATACTGGTAATGAGTGTGCGAACTACCTTAGTACAGCCGCTCGTTTACTTGACGAAAATGACGTTCCAGAAGAAGGAAGATGGTGTGTTGCACCTCCTCAGTTTTTTGAAATACTTCGTCAAGCTGACGCTAAGTTGATGGATTCAAGTGTAACTGGTGAAAATCAGTCTGCCCTTTTGAATGGTGCTGTTACAGCAAGACAAGTTCATGGGTTCACACTTTATCAGTCTAATGCTATTGCAGTTAGTTCCACAGGTTCTTCTGCTACAGCAACTTTTGGACCATCATCTACAAGTGGTGAAACTAATGTTCTTTTTGGTCATATGAGTGCAGTTGCTACTGCATCACATATTGCTAAAACAGAAGTAGTTCGTGATCCAAACAGCTTTGCTGACATTGTGCGTGGTTTACACGTCTTTGGAAGAAAAGTTCTTAGACCATCCGGAACAGGATTTACTGGAGTTCTCTCTGGTGTTCCTGATCTTAACACTTAAGGGGAGTATATATTATGGCTACATATAATGCAACTCATAGCAGTGCAGGAACAGTAGGTCATCCTTCTGGTGCTGCCAAAGCCTATGTTATTACTTCTCCAGTTTATGATGCTGTTGACAATACAGACTTAGAGCAAGGCGACATTGTTCAATTAATAGATCTACCTGCTGACACAATGGTTGTTGGTGGTTGTATCGAAATTCTTGAAGCATCTGGTAATGCACAAATCACTTTTGATGTGGGTATTACAGGTGGTGATGTTGACGCTTTTGTTGATGGTGCTGCCTCTAATGGTACCACTGCTGTCAATTTTGGTGCTCAAAGTACAGATTCAGCTATGGTAACTGCTGCTGATACACTAGATCTTCTAGTTATTGATGGTGGTTCTACTAAAACTACTGCATGGAGATTCCGTGCTCACGTTGTTTTAGTTGACGTTTCTAAAAACCCTGTTGAGTCTGCTACAGTTTCAACTGGTACATAGTATTATATTAAGGTTTCGGGGGGTTCCTTAAAAACCCCTCATATTTTCCCTCATTGCTGAGTTCAAATTAAAGAGGAATAGTAAATGTTTTTTATTAAATTACTTACAGAAGAGAATGTTAAATATTGCACAAATGCAATAAAGAAGTTAAAGTACAAAGATGGTAGTTTTACACAGCCTTTAAATAAAATATATAGTGTAAAACAAAATCAAGAAATACTTGGTGTACCAGAAAGTGTACGAAAATATTTAATTGATATTTTTTATAATCACGATTTTATAGATTCAGTCTATTGTCCAAATAGAATATCAGTAAATTTTTATAATAAGTATCAAAAAGATGACTTCTATGACCTTCATGTAGATTCATTTAGAGCAACACCAAAATCAAACAATGTATACTTTGACTATGGTTTCTCTATAAATTTAACAGATAAGTATGAAGGTGGAGAATTTTTTCTTCAAACAGAAGTAGGACCAATGTCGTTTAAGTTGGCTTCTGGAGAAGCAGCAGTTTTCCCAATTATATATCCGCATGGTGTAAATAAAGTTACATCAGGAATAAGAGAAAATATATTAGGTTGGTTTTCATCAAATGTATCGTATGAGCAATCTTTTATTTTAAAAAATTTATATGACGTACAAGCACATCTAAAAGAAAAAAATAAAGAAAAGTTTGTACAAACCACACTAGTTCAATCATATTTGAAAAAAGCGTGGGGTAAGTAATGATATATAAATTATTTACAGATGAAGAAACAGATAGTATACTTGCAAGACTTAATAAAAATTTTGTAGATGGTAAAAATACACAAAAGTTAAGTAATGTTTACAGTATAAAAGAAAACAAAGAAACATTAATTACTCCAAAAATAGATGAATATATAGGTAATATATTTAAAAATAAAAAAGCTATTAAAAAAATATATGCACCTACAAAAATAAAAAATAGAATTTACAATAACTACAACACCAACGATTTTTATGATTACCATGTAGATTCTTTTCAATCATCTGATAGTAAAATGTTATACAATTATGGTTTTACTATAAGTTTAAGTGATGACTATGAGGGTGGAGACTTTGTTTTACAAACAGAAGCAGGTGAGATAGCATATAATATTGGTAAGGGTCAGATAGTAATCTTTCCAATTATCTATCCACACAAAGTAACACCAATTATTAGTGGGCGTAGACAAAATATTATAGGTTGGTTTGAGTCTAATATTACTTATGAACAATCATTTGTACTAAAAAATTTAGAAGAAATTGCAACTATAAATTTAGAATTATTACAGAGTAACACAGAGCAAGTTTTATTTAAAGAATTATTGATAAAGACCGCATTAGTTCAAAATTATTTAGTAACAAAATGGGGTTTTTAAAATGAACATAGTAGAAAAACAAAAGCAAGTTCATGGTAATATATTTAAACCTATAGCTGATACAGAAGTTTTAACTCCATTTGGACCAGTTATAGCCTATAAAAAATTATCAGATAAATTTGTTAAAGAATTAAATTCTCATATTGATGATGATTTACCAGATCACTCAGATTATTTAGTTGGTAAAGTAAAACAAGAAACAAGATTTACAGATGCTATAAGTAAAGTATTTATAGGTGAACTTGGTGGTTTTATTTTTGAATATTATAAATATTGTTTTGAACGTGCAAAAATGGTAGAGGATAGTTTACCTAGAGATGTAGATTATCAATTAAATGTTATAAATGGTTGGTTTGTTAGACAATACGCAAATGAGTACAATCCAATGCACATCCATACAAACTGTTCAATATCTTGTGTAGGTTATTTAGCTTTACCAGAAAAGTTTGAAGAAGAATGTGAAGAAGATTATAAAGATCATCACCCTTCACATGGACATATACAGTTTAGTAATGGATCACCTAATTGGATGGAAAGTTCAGGATTTGTTGCTAAACCAAGAGTAGGTGATTTTTACTTGTTTCCTTCAAAGTTATTACATACTGTATATCCGTTTTATTCTGAAGGAGAACGTAGGTCGTTTAGTGTAAATATGGAAATAGCATCAGCACCAAAAGGATCATTAACAAATGACGGAAAAGAAAAAAAGAAAAAAAAGTGATATGTCTGGTTTGACTATCAAGGGAGGGCATAAACGCCCAACTAAAAAAGGTGCTGGCATGACTGAAAAAGGTGTAGCAGCATATAGAAGAAAAAATCCCGGTAGTAAATTACAAACCGCTGTTACTGGTAAAGTTAAACCCGGATCAAAGGCTGCTAAAAGACGCAAGAGTTATTGTGCAAGATCCGCAGGACAAATGAAGAAGTTTCCTAAAGCTGCCAAAGATCCTAACAGTAGATTAAGGCAAGCTCGTAAACGATGGAAATGTTGATAGTTGTTACCTGACAACGATAACAAAGAGCTTGAAGAATTAGATAAAAAGATTGAACAAGCAAAAATAAACCAAACCAATAAAATGTTACGGAGAAATACAAATGTACGGAATGAAGAAAAAGAAGAAGATGAATAAAGGTGGTAAATCTTTTCCTGATCTTAACAAAGATGGTAAAATTACTCAAGCTGACATCTTAATGGGTAGAGGTGTTGTTGGTAAAAAGAAAATGATGTATGGCGGTATGATGTCAAAGAAAAAGAAAATGATGGGTGGCGGTATGATGTACGGCAAGAAAAAAATGATGGATGGTGGCAATGTTTCAAAAGGTGGAAACGAAAGACTCTATCCTTATGGTAAAACAAATTTATTAGGTTAATAAATAATGGCTAAAAGCACAGTAAATAAAGCAGGGAATTACACCAAACCAACCATGCGTAAAAATCTTTTTAGTAGAATAAAGGCTGGTAATAAAGGTGGTCCTGCTGGTAAATGGTCGGCAAGAAAAGCACAAATGCTTGCTAAACAATATAAAGCAAAAGGCGGAGGCTACAGAAGCTAATGGCAATGGGAGTTCCACATTATTACAAAGATGGCAAACCGCTTGGTGCTGGCGGTATGGGTCAGTATCATAAAATGAAAGATGGTACATTACACTCAGGTAAAACACACACTAAAAGCAGTAAAAGACTTTTTCATTTTAATGAATTGTCTAAAACTGCAAAATTAAAAGCTAAAAAAAATCAAGATACGTTTTTAAAGAAGAAAAAAAATGGCTCTAAAAAAATCACAACGTAGTTTAAAGGCTTGGGGAAAACAAAAATGGCGTACCAAATCTGGCAAACCATCTGGAAAAACTGGAGAGAGATACTTACCAGAGAAAGCAATCAAAGCCCTATCATCTGCGGAGTATGCGGCAACGACAAAAGCGAAGCGAAAAGGAACAAAGCAGGGAAAACCATCTGTGAAACAACCGAAGAAAATTGCAGATAAAACTAGAAAGTATAGAAAGTTTAGTTGATGAGTTTGCCTACTTGTCAATGTCCTATTTGTGATGATCAAAATTGTTTTTGTGATTGTTCAAATTGTGATGATAAATATTGTACTTGTATGTGTCATTTTTTAAAAGAAAACGAAACGGATAAATAATGGGAACATTAACTTTTCTTAACTACACCAATAGAGTTCTCCAAGATCTTAACGAGACTACACTCACCGCTTTGTCTAGTTCTCGTGGAGTACAGACAGTAGCAAAAAACAGCATAAATCGTGCTCTTAACGATATAGCCAATGCTGAAGTTGAATGGCCCTTTTTACATAGTGATAAAGAACAAGATACTTATGCTGGTATAGCAGAATATGATTTACCTAGTGATCATAGTTATGTAGATTTTGATAGTTTCATGGTGTTTCCAAAAAATCTTGTTGCAAATGGAACATTTGATAGTAACATAACAAGTTGGACAGATGGTTCTACTGGTACAGGTGAAGTAGCATTTAATAGTACAGGTCCACAACCTCCAGCTTCAAGAACTGGTGTGTTAAGATTAACAGCAGGATCTAGTGGTGTTGCTATTGCTTCTCAAGAATTAACAACTACAAAAAATAAACAATATAGAGCATCTTTTGGTGTAACATATCCTTCTGGTGGAGACTTAACATTTAATATAGGAACATCAGCTAACGGAACACAAATATCTACTAATACTGTTAGTATAGATGATATTGGTGATTTTAAATATGTAGATTTTACTTTCTCTGCAACAGGAACATCGACTTATATAACATTTAATCAATCAGTAGATACACAAGTAGATATAGATAATGTTGTAGTAACCGAAGACTTTCATCCAAGAAAACTTAAATATTTAAGCTATGATGAGTTTCAAGAAACTGTTAAAAGAAGAGATAGAAATACAAGTATAGATAAGTTAGGACAGCCTGATTGTGTTTATCGTACACAAGATCAAAAGTTTGGTTTATCTCCTGTGCCTGATCTAAGCACTTATACTATAGGTTATGAATATTGGAAAACAACTACACAACTCTCTAGTGACACAGATACATCAGATGTTCCAACTAGATTTGAACACGCAGTTATAGCACGAGCAAGATACTATGTATCTGTTCTTCGTTCAGATCTTCCAACTGCTCAAGCCTCTTTACAAGAATACGATAATATTATGCGTAGAATGAGAACAGAACTAGTAAATCAAAAAAATTATTTTCGAGCAGTTTAATGGATGGTAGATTTAAAAATACATCGGTTGCTTTATCCGATACTAACTTAACAACTGTATATACTTGTCCAGCTAAATTTACTGCTATTATAAGAGAAATATTTCTTACTAATGTAGATGGTACTTCCGCTGTAGATGCTACATTAAAATACACCGATACTTCTGCTAGTGCTACTTTTTCATTGATAAGCACAAAAAGTATTGCAGCAGATGATTTTTTAAGAATAGAAGATGCAAACATTGTTCTTGAGACTGGTGATATTTTAAAAGCACAAGCAGGTGCAGCAAACGATTTAGAAGTAACAGTTTTTGTAGAAGAATTTTTAAAACCGCAAGGATAGTAAATGCCAGATTTATCACAAATGTCTCCTGTTACTGTGCCTTTAGGGGGCGGTTTAATTCTTGACAGAGATGACTTTTCTTTACCACCGGGAGCAGCAGTTACACTACAAAATTTTGAGCCTAGTATTCAAGGTGGCTATCGTAGATTAAGTGGAACTAGTAAGTGGAATAGTAATCAAGTTAATAGTACAAATAAAATATTAGGATTACAAGTATTTAATAATGGTGTTGTTGCAGCCGCAGGTAATGTAGTAACCTTTGCAACATCAGGTAGTACATATTCTACAATAGGAACACGAACATCGGCTGGTAGATATAAGTTTGATTTATATAATTTTAATAATACTGAAAAACTTATAATGGTAGATGATGTTAATCAAGCAGCATCGTATGATGGAACTACATATACTTTAATAAGTACAACCGGAGCACCAGCAGACCCGGCTTCAGTAGCAGTATTTAAAGATCATATGTTTTTTGCTGGTATGTCTAGTAATCCACAAGAAATAATATTTAGTGCTCCTTTTGCAGAAACAGACTTTTCAGCAGCTAATGGTGCAGGATCTATAAGAGTTGATACTTCTGTTGTAGAGTTAAAAGTTTTTCGTGATGCTTTATTTATATTTGGTATAGACAAAATTTATAAAGTAGTTGGTTCTAGTGTAGCCGATTGGCAAGTATTACCAGTAACACGAACATTAGGTTGTGCCGATGGTTTCTCAGTTCAAGAACTTGGTGGTGATTTATTATTCTTATCACTTGATGGTTTAAGAACTATTGCAGGTACAGAGAGAATTGGTGATGTAGAATTAGGAACTATTTCTAAACCTATTCAACCAAGAATAACAGAGGTTATTGGATCAAGAGATCGTATCTCTTCTGTTATTGTTAGAGGTAAAAGTCAATATCGTTTATTTTATCCTAGTGATGGCGATTCTATTGGAAACAGTAGAGGCATTTTAGCTTCTTTAACACGAACACCTCAAGGTGGTATAGGTTTTGAGTTTGCTGATATAAAAGGTATAAAACCTTCATCAATGTCTTCTGGATTTATTAGTGGTAAAGAAGTTATTTTAGAAGGTGGTTATGACGGATATGTTAGACAACAAGAAAGTACAACAGATACTTTTGATGGAGATAATGTAATAGCAATTTATCGTTCTCCTGATTTGTCTCTTGGTGACTCTGGTATTAGAAAGTTAATGCAAAGAGTTATCATAAATTATGCGGTTGAAGGAACAATAGATGTAGATATGAGAGTTAGATTTGATGGAGATGCACAAGATACTCCTCAACCTGCCTCATTTGATCTTTCTTCTCCCGGTGGAATAGCTTTGTATGGAAGTTCTAGTTCTACATATAGTGCCGCTGTTTATGGATCTAGTGGAGCACCAATACAAAGACAATCAATAGAAGGATCAGGATTTTTAATTGCTGTTAAAGTGGATCATAATAGTGCTCTAAGTCCGTTTACTTTATTTTCATACCAATTAGAATTTACAAATGGAGGTCGTAGATAATGGGTGCAACATATACAAGGCAAAGTAGCACAGAAATTGTTGATGGTGAAGTTATTAATGCTGCTGATTTTAACAATGAATTTGCCGCACTCGTAACAGCTTTTGCTGCTTCAACAGGTCATAGCCATGATGGAACAGCCGCTGAAGGTGGTAATGTTACTAAATTATTAGGAACATCTATTACCATAGGTGATGCTACAGCAGGAACAGATATAACAGTAACATTTGATGGTGAAACATCTGATGGTGTTTTAACATGGATGGAAGATGAGGATCAATTTAAATTCTCTGACGACATTATGATTATTGATGATGAACAATTAATATTTGGTACAGATTCAAATGTTGCTATAAGTTATGATGAAACTACAACAGATTCTTTAAAGATAGCTGCTACTGAAGGTGCAGCATTAGCTATTACATTAATGGCTGATGAAGGTGATGATGCTGGAGATGAGTGGAAGTTAAACATTGCAGATGGTGGAACATTAACATTAGGTAATGACATAAATTCTGCTGGTACTTATGTAACACATCTAACATTAACACCAAATGCTACAGTTGCAAACTCTACACTTGCTGTTGCAGGTAACTTAACTGTAGCTAATGACCTTACAATTACAGATGATGTATTACTAGACTCAGATAGTGCTGTTCTTAAATTTGGTGATGATCAAGAAGTAACAATTACTCATGTTGCAGATACAGGATTAAATTTAAAACATACAGCAACTGGAGATGATAAACCTATTGTATTAACTTTACAAACAGGTGAAACAGACATTGCTTTAAATGATGTGATTGGGCGTATTGACTTTCAAGCTCCTGATGAAACAACTGGTACAGATGCCATACTTGTTGCTGCTGGAATTGCTGCTGTATCTGAAGGAGATTTTAGTTCTTCAAACAATGCAACAAAATTAAGTTTTAGAACTGCTGCCTCTGAAGCTGCTAGTGAAAAGATGTCACTAAGTTCTGGTGGTAATTTAACAATTTCTGGAGACCTAACAGTTTCTGGTGATGATATTACAATGGGTACTAACACCTCTGGACATATTATGGTGGCAGATGGTACAAACTTTAATCCTGTTGCAGTATCAGGTGATATAGGAATTAGTAATACAGGTGCTGCATCTATTAGCACAGGTGTTATTGTTAATGCTGATATTTCTGCTACCGCAGCGATTGACCCAGATAAATTTGATTTAACAGCTGCTGCTGATGGTACAGGAATAACGATTGCTGCTTCTGATATATTATTAGTTGCCGATGCTGATGATAGTAATACTGTTAAAAAAATTAATGCTTCTCAATTAAACACATATATAAGTGCTGAATCAAGTGCTGTTGCTGCTGATAATATTTCTACAGGTGATGCTGCCGTAAACATTGTAACATCTAGTGGAGCAGTTCTTGTAGACTCACAAGCAAGCACAGCTACTATTGATGGTCATACAGGTGTTACAATACAATCAACTGACTCTGGTGATATAACACTAGATTCTGTTGCAGACATTACCTTAGATGCTGGCGGTGCAGATATACTTCTTAAAGATGATGGAACAACTTTTGGTAGTATTACAAATTCTGGTGGTGAAGTAGTAATAAAATCAGGTTCTACACCAACAACAGCCTTGACATTTGCTGGAGATGATGCTAACTTTGCAGACAATGTTCAATTAGATTCTGATAGTGCTGAGTTATTGTTTGGTGATGATGGTGAAATCAAACTTATTCATAATGCAGATGCAGGTCTACTTCTTAAACATACAGCTACAGGTGATGGTACTCCAGTATCTTTAACTTTACAAACTGGTGAAACAGCTTTAACTGTTGGAGAACCTTTAGGAACAATTAATTTCCAAGCTCCAGATGAGGCTGGTGGTACTGATGCCATTCTAGTAGCTGCCGCTATAGAAGCTGTAGCTGAAGGTACATTTGCTGCGGATAATAATGCTACTAAGTTGTCATTTAAAACAGGTGTATCAGAAGCTGCATCAGAAAAAATGTCATTGAGTTCTGCTGGATTACTTACTGTAGCTGATGATATAATGATTAAAGATGGTGGAACAATAGGTGTTGCTTCTACCAATGATGCTTTAACAATAAGTTCCGCAGGTTTATTAACAGTTAAAGATGATTTAGTAATTAAGTCTGGTGGTACAATAGGTGGTGCAGGAGACACAGACCTATTAGAATTAGGTTCTGCTATACTAACAGTTAATGGTGAAGTCTCTATGACTACACTAGATATTGGTGGAACAAATGTGGGGTCAACCGCAACAGAACTAAATTTACTTGATGGTTCTGCTAAATCAACATCATCAATAACTGTTGCAGATACAGATGCAATTATAATTATTGATGGTACAACAACGAAGCAAATACCAGCTTCAGATATAAAAACTTATGCAGCTGGCGTTTCAACAGCAGATGCCACAGCATTAGCCGTTGCTTTAGGATAGGAGATAAATAATGGCAAATACGTTTAAAGTAATTACAAAGGCTGGAGTAACAAGTGCTGATGTGATTTATACTGTTGCTGGTAGTACGACAACAGTTGTTTTAGGAATTATGATTGGTAATACACAAAGTTCGGATATTACCGCAACTTTAACTTTAGGCACAGATACAGGTAGTAGAGCAGGTGCAAACAATGAAGCTAACCAAGATGTTGAGCTTCTTACATCAACTACAGTACCTGCCAATTCAACCTTAGAAATGATGGGTGGAAATAAACTTGTAATGGAAACAACGGACACGTTAAGTTTAACAGCGAGTGCTGGAGCCGACATTTCAGTTTCAATTATGGAGATAACCTAATGCCGTATATAGGAAGTGAACCCTCTGCTGGAATTCGTCAACCTGTAATTAATGCTGTGATTAATGGAGATATGGCAATAAATCAACGGGGTAATATGACTGGTTCAACTAATAGTGTTTCAGATTTAGCAAACAATGATACAGAGTTTTGTCTTGACAGATGGAAAATATTTTCTGATACCAATGATGTTATTGATGTTAGCCAAGACACAACTGTACCAAGTAATGCAGGTTTACATTCAATGAAACTAGATGTTGAAACTACTAATAAAAAATTTGGAGTAGCTCAAGCTATAGAATCATTTGATTGCCAAGATTTAATTGGTAATGAAGTAACTTTATCATTTCAAGCAAAAGTAAGCAGTACCGCTAAACTAGATAATGTTAAGTGTGCAATTATTGCTTGGTCATCAACAGCTGATTCTTTAACAGATGATATGATTTCAGCATGGGAAGCTGAAGGAACTGAGCCTACACTAGCAAGTAATTATACCTACGAAAATAGTCCAGCTAATTTAGGTTTAACCACTAGCTTTGCTAAGTATTCAATTACTGCAACAGTTGATACAAGTAGTGCTGCAAACATTGTTGTGTTTATTTGGTCAGATGTTACAGATACAACGGCTGGACATTTTTTATTTATAACAGATGTGCAACTAGAAAAAGGAAGTACAGCTAATGCTTTTGTTCGTGAAAACAGACACGTACAACAAATAAATTGCGAAAGGTTTTATCAAATTTTTGATTTCAATGCGGAAATGATGACTGTTGCTGGTGCTAACGGCAATGGTCAAGCATTTGGAAATATACCTTTAGGTATGGGTATGAGAACTACACCAACATTTTCTGAAGTAGGAACTATTGTTTTTGCTGACGGAGCAAATTCAAACTCAAGTAATTGCACAGTTACTATAGAGGCATCCGCTAGACAAGATGCAACAGTAAATTTAGTTAAATATTGCACCATGAAATTTGATTATGACAACGATAAAACGGCTGGTGCTGGATATGTTCACGGCACATCTAGTAGACAAAATATGCAATTTTTAGCAGAAATTTGGTAAGGAGAAAAAGTTATGATGCAAGTAAAATCAGTAAAATGGAACGCAACAACATTAGCTGGTGGTTCAGCAAAAAATACATCTTACATTGTAGTAGATACAGATGATAAAAAATATTCCGTGCCATTAGATGCTAGAAATGTTGAATATCAAAAAGTACAAGCATGGATAAATGCTGGTAACACAGTTGCAGACGCAGATTAGGAGAAAAATGTAATGCCTTATTTTGGAACATCACCAACATCCACAACTACACCAACTACAATAGCCGCTTCAACTACTGTTGGAGATGGTACAGCAGAAGATACAAAACTTGTATTTGACGGCAATGCCTTAGACTTCCGCATTGGTATAGATGATGGAACAGATAAGATAGAAATTGGTAAGGGTAACGCACATGGAACAACAACCCATCTGACATTTGATACAAATGGTATTATGACAACTCCGCTACAATCAGGTGCATATGCAAGGAAATCTGCAAACCAAAGTATAAATAATAACACGCTTACATTGGTAACATGGGATGAAGAAGGCTATGATATATTAAGTGAATTTGCTAGTAATAAATTTACAGCAACTGCTGCTGGTATTTATAGTGTTGTTGCATTTACAGGAATGAATTTAGGAGATGGTGATTTTTTGTTTTCTGGTTTGTATAAAAATGGAAGTTTAACACACAGAACTAATACAAGAGTTGGTGCTGCTGGTGATGCTACAGCAATTCATGTTGCAAATATGCAGTTAGCCGCAAGCGATTATTTAGAAGTCAAAGTCCAACATGATTATGGAAGTGCAAGAAATTTAACAGGTGGAAGTGATGGTGCATATTCATATTTTATGATTAATAAAATAGCCTAAAGGAGAAAGAAATGGCTGAGTACAAAGTAACCTTAAATTCAATACAAGAAAAAGCATTGTTAGGAGATATGACTTCAATTCAAGATTGGATCGAAAATGCAATCACTAACAAAGCAAGGCAATGTATAGATTATTATTGTGATTTAGAAGGTGTCTCTAAAAAAGCCTCAGATAGCACAAAAAATACTACTATTACAAATGCTACAATAGAAACCGCTGTCGATAGAAATAAAAGATTAGGTATAGATTAATTTTAAGATGAAAATATTTAACATAATAAGTATTATATTTATTTTAGTTGCTAGTTGTTTAACAACATCAACACAAGCACAACAACTAATGTGCGGTGAAAGAACGAGTTTTTTATCTGGTCTTAAAGAAAATTTTAATGAAGTATTGACAGAGCAAGGTTTAGGAAGTAACGGAGTTTTAATAGGAATTACAGTAAGTCCACAAAAAAAATGGACATTATTAATGGTACCTAAACATAATCCTTACAGTTATTGTGTTGTAGTTAGCGGATCTAATTGGAAACAAGATCCATCAGCATCAACAGGTTTATTAGATGGTGGCAATAGTTTGATGTCAATAGGTTTTGATGATGATCTTAATTGGACTTTAATAATTGTAGATTACAAAACTAAAGAAGTATATCCTGTATTTGATGGTTATGCTTGGGATAGAATAAAAGACATCAACATACAAGAACAATCTTTGTAGGTATAAGGAAAATAATATGACAGATTTATCTGAATCAGAAGAAACAAATCAACCTGTAGGTTTAGAAGATCGTAATGCTCCTATTATAGATATTATTGGAAGCCAAGCAGCTGCTCCAGTTTTACCTTCTGGAGCTACTTTTGTTGGGGCTGGACAAACTGCACAAGCAGATGAATTTCAACAAACACCACAAATAACAGATATAGGACAGGTTGCTGTTCCTGATATTGCACAAGCACCAGCTACACAACTTACACCAACTACTGCTCCAACAGTTCAAACAGCACAAAGGGCTGAACAACTTGCTCCTATGCAAGCTGCTACACTTGCTGCTCCTACAAGAGTTATTGATGCTCCGCAACGTGGTGTTTCTGAGCAAGCCATACCTATTGCAGCAACACAAGATTTACAAGAACAAGCTACTGTTCAATATCAATTATCTGAATTATATAAAACTATAGAAGAAGGTAAACCATTACCAGCTTGGGCTTCGGGTGCTGCTAGAGGTGCATCACAAGTTATGCAACAAAGAGGTTTAGGTGCTTCTTCAATGGCTGCCGCTGCAATTGCACAATCAGTAGCTGAAAGTGCATTACCAATCGCTGCCGCAGATGCACAATCTTATAAACAAATTCAATTACAAAATCTTACCAATCAACAGCAAGCTGCATTAACAAAAGCTGCAACTTTTGCACAAATGGACACAGAAAACTTAAATGCAAGGTTGACATCTGCTGTAAATAATGCTAGAAACTTTTTAAGTATAGATACACAAAATCTTACTAATCAACAAAACAGTAACACCATCTCACATCAAACAAAAGTTCAAGAGCTATTTACAGATCAAGCTCAAGAAAATGCTACACGACAATTAAATGCTAAAAACCAAATACAAGTAGAAGAGTTTTTTGCACAACTTGGTGTACAAGTAGACGAAGCAAATGCAAATAGATCTGTAGCTATTGACCAATTTAATGTAGGTCAAAAAAGAGCACTAGGTGAGTTTAACACTAAAATACAAGATGCTAGAGATAGATTTAACGCTACTATGCGATCTCAAATAGATGCTTCTAATGCTTTGTGGAGAAGAACTGTAAACACCAGAAATACTGCCATACAAAATGAAGTTAATAGAGTAAATGCTCAAGCATTATTAGGATTAACTACAGCGGCACAAAATCAATTGTGGCAACAATATAGAGATGAAGCAGGTTGGCTTGTTGGAACTACCGAAGCAAAACTAGACAGAGCACATCAATTTGCTTTGTTGGCTCAAAGAGCAGATTTAGCTGCTGATGCTTCTTACGCTGATAGTTTTGGTCAAGCTCTAGGTGCTGTTGGACAATTTGCACTTGAATCTATTTTTGGACAAGGATAATACTATGAGACAAAAAAAATTTTTAGGAGGAATTATTAGTGGAATTGCTACAAATTTTATTGGTAGTAAGTTAAAAGGTGGTGGCGGTGGTGGATCTTCACAACAGCAGCAACAACGACCACAAACAACGGCTCAAGATAGGCTTGCAGCATTTATGCAAATGAGTGAAGGTGCAGTAGAAAGTAGAGCAGCTATACAAAATAGAGTTGTAGCAAGTAGACAAGCCAATGCACAAATAGAAGCAATACTTCAAAGAGAATTAGAATTAGCCTACAGAGATCCACAAGTAGCTGCTCAAAGAATATTTAAGGATGTTGTATAATGGCTAGAAAAAAACCAAATAAAAAACAACAACAATATGACAGAGATAAAATAGATCCTTTCTCTGTTCCGCCAGCAGGATATGGCTTAACTACACCTCCGGGTAAATGGGCTTGGGAACAACCACCAGAACACGTTGATGTTGAAGATGCTTATGAAGAAATAAAAGCAAAGATGATGGTTCCAGAAAATAGAATGACAATGATTCAATTAATTGATGCAGGTGTTCCTATTGAAACTCTAGTGCGTACTATCACATTTGCAGGATTTACAGAAGGTAAATTTACACCAGATGTAGCAGAAATTCTTAATCCCTTACTAGCTGTACACATGGCTATACAAGCAGACAAAGCAGGGATTACACCAAGAATGTTAAATAATCCACCAAAAACATCAGTAGATAGTGATGTAGTCTTTGATATAATGAAAGATTTAAATCCCGAAAGATATTTACAATTAATAGATATGCCTTTAGATGAAAGCGGAGAAGAAGAAGATCAACCAAAAGAAAAGAAAACGGCTGAAAACTTTATGGAAATGGAGAAAGTAGATGGGTAAATTAATGAAAGCAGCTGTTCTTGGTGGCATAGGACAAGCATTTACTGGATTTATGGAAGCTAAAGAAGCAAGAAGACAACAAGAAATTATGTTTGAAAGACAAGATAAACTAGCAAAAGAACAAAGAGAGTTTTCAGCAGAACAAGCTCAAATAGAAAGACAATCACGAGGATTTTTCTTACCGGGAGAAGATCGTAGTGGCTATGATACAATGATAGCTCAACAATTACAGAGAAAAGAACTTGCGAAAAGAAAAAATGATAGCCTTGATCCTACTAAATTTTTGATAAATGGTGGTGCTAGGTTAAGAGGTGTTCCTGAGAGTGTTGCTGGTGCTGTACCTTCTCTTGATTTAAGTGCATTTAAAACTAGAGATGAAAGACAATTTGCAAGAGATGACGCAATAATAAAACACGCTAACAAAGTTATTGGAGCAATGAGAGCAGAAGATAATACTTTATCATATAGAGATGCGTATCAACAACTATTAGAAAATAATCCTACTTTTGGACAATCAATCAAAGATTTAATTTATTCTAGACATGATGAGGCAATGCAAAAAGGAGGTTCTGCTAAAGATACTATAGGAGTGCCTCTTCTCATAACCGGACAAAGTTTATTTGCAGCTAGTCCACATCTTGCTGGTGTTGCTAGTGCAGCCATTGCAGAAAAAAATGAAAAGAATATGATGCCAGCTGCAAAAGAACTTAATGCAGGATGGAAGATAAGTGGACCTAGTGAGAACATGGCTGGTAGAGCACTCGGTAGTGTTTTTGCACATACAAAGACAAATTTAGGTCAGAGTTTACCACCAAGATTACAAAAATTAGCCAACGATAGATTTGCTAATCTTAACGATAGAATGATAAATGAAGATATATCTATGGAAGAATTTTATCGTGAAATGAAAAATCTCATGGGTGGTAATCCAACCGAACTACAAATGAGAACAGCATTTAAAGAAGCAAGTAGTTATTTTCAACCTGCTGTTACCGCCAGAGGATTTTTAAAAGGTAGTGGACAAGGTGATGTAAATCCTAATTTTGAAATAGTACCTACAACTGCTTCTGATAGAGATAAATTACACGGAAGATCAGCAGTGGAATTAACAGGCACTACAGCTGCTATTGCAAAAATAGCATCTGAGGGTAATGTAGATGTTTCTCCTGCAAGTGCAAATATTAATAGAACAATTTCTACATTTACAACAATTTTTTCTGAAGGTTTAAGAGCTATAACAGGCGGTGCTGTTGATTTAACAGGACAAACGTTTGTGAAGGTTGGTACTGAAGATATAATAGGAGAAAACAAAGAACAAATTAGAGATTCTTTATTTAGTGAACTTGATTCTACTATTTCTAACATACAAAAAGACAAAAAAATAGTTGGGCTTTCAGAAGAACAAACAGTAAATTTAAGTAAAAAATTACAAAAATTTAAAGCTGGATTAGCAAATAGTACAGATGATCAAACATATTTATTTAACTTTCAAAGAGTTAAACTAGCTTTCTTATACGCTAAGTTTATTCAAGGTGGTGGCGGTGGTAATGCTGTATCTAATGCTGACTTTGAAAGAAATTTTGATGCACTATTTGGTATTTATAGTAGTAATAGAAATGTTGTATTGGCTGATATGATGAGAGGTATCGCTGCTATACATAATGATGCAAAAAATTCTATAGTAGATGCAGAAGATAGACAAAAATTTACAGCTAATCTTGGCGGTCAAAATAGATATTATATATCACCATCTGCAAAAAAATTAATACGAAATCATAATAATACAACAGGAGATTCGTTAAGTACACCGGGTTATCAATCAACAGCTAGATATTGGATTAATCAATTACATAATGGAGATGTGGAAAAGGCTTCACCTCTTTTAAGAGCAATGTTAGTATCTAGAGGTCAAAATGATTTAATACAAATTTTAGAAAAAGATGCTGGTGGAGAAGCCGGAGGAGGTGGAGAACAAATAATACCAGATCTTGAAGCTGCCGGTGGAGCAATAAATCAAAAACAAGATCAAGATCTTGGGGATAGTATAGCACCAAGTAATACAGGGGGTTCAAATTAGTGACTGATTTAACAGAAGGAATGAAGATAGATCCGGCAGCTAGAACTGGTCCATTAGACGTTGATCAGGTTTTGCCAGATGTTTCTCCAGAATTAGGTCCAAATATACCAGAAGTTGTTGAACAAATAGATCCAAATAGAGAAGAAAGATTAATAAAAGAACAACAAGAACGTACACGTTTGCGTAATCTTGGTATTATAAGTGAACCTACAGAATTAAAATACAAATTACCTAAGAGTGGTGTTGAAAAAACTCTTATGGCTGATGTAGATATGCGTCATGCTTTTACACCAAAAGATGATGTACAAAATTTTGATACAAGTCTTACTTCAAAAAATGGCACAGCTTTGTTTGCTGTAAACTTTCCTAGACGACAAGATGGAAGTGTTGGTAATGAAGATGGCAGTCCTTTTACTTTAAACCAATTTATAGTAAATAGGGTAATACCTTTTGTTTCTGCACAACTTGGTGATACAAATCTTGGTGCTATAGCTACCTCTAGTGATCAAGCAAAGCGTTCAATACGAGGAATGATAACTAAAAATACTTACGATATATTAAGAAACAATCGTAATGCTTTAGAATATTTTAGAGAAAATGATCCGCAAGGAATAGCCGGTCTTGAAAAAACAATGATGGAGTTAAATACTGTTTTAGGTATAAACGAATACGGCAAAGAATTTAAAGCTGGTGATGAAGCAGAAGTTCTTAGAAGAACAACAGATCCAGAATTTGCTCCTGAGTCTGGTAGATTTCTTTCTCTAGACTTTACTCTTCCTAAAATTATTGGTGGTCTAAAAACAGTTACTCTTGATGATCCGTTTAATCAAGAAATGGTAGACTTAGCTAAAAAAACAGATGAGTCAATTACCAATGCTAAACGTGGTATAAATTGGCATCTTGCTTATGCAGGTGCATTATTTACTGAACTTGCTAGTGGTATTACTGGTATATATGAGAAAAAAGATGGTAAACCTTTCGGTAGGTATATTACTGGACAAGAATCTCGTAACAGAACACTAACAGATTTCTTTGAAGATGGAATAGGTAAAGCACTAGGGTTTACACCAAAAGGTGTTGGTGAGTTGGCTAATACTTTAGTAAAATATTTGCCTCTTTCTGAAACTTTAGGTTATACAAAATTTACTGAAGCAGAATTAAATAACCCTGATCTTAAAGTAAGCGACATCACAGGTGCAAGTTCTGAGAGTGTATCTGATTTAATTATGTACAGCATAGCAAAAACAACACCATCTTTCTTTGGGTTTAGCCCAGAAGATATTGCAAATCTTGATAAGGTTACAGAAGAAATAGGTATGGAAGCAGATGTAACTATTCCGGGTGCTAGACCTAGAGTAGATGAAGTAACAGGACAAGTTGCGTTTGAAGGAAAACCTTTAGGAGCAACACTATCAGATATTTTTGGTGGTTCATCAGCATTGTTTGGTATCAATGCAGTTTCAACTGGTATGTTAAGAAGAAGTGGTAAAGATTTTGTTGCTAAAGCTAAAACAGGTGAAGATGCTTTTAACATCATGCAAAATGGTAAGATTAGTAGAGAACAATTAACCAGAGCTTTTAACGCACTTGATGAAGGAAAAGATGTTGCTGGTTTAGGAACATTAAATCTTAGAATACCACTTACATCAAAAAGATTTTTAAAAGAAAGTATAATTAGAAGCACCAATCATCCTATGCGAACAGCAGCAGGTATGCAACTTTTTTATGCTATGAGTATAGGTGCAGCTGAAGGTGCTCAACAATTAATAACAGATGAGAATGGTAACTTTGTATCTCCTCTTGGTGGTAAATTATCAAATGCAGGAGCAGTTGGCTTTACTCTTTTTTCTGCTATAATGGCTCCAATATTAGCCTTGCCTGTAGGTAGAGGAATAATAAAATATGGATATGATAAAACTCTAGCAGAAAAAGTGTCAATGTTTTCATCTCCAGAATTTTTTGAAGTTATGAAAGCTGTAAAAAATCGTTCTGGTGCTTCTTTTCGTCAAACAAAAAAAATAGACAAAATAATACAAGATGAATTAATTAATTTACGAGATGAATTTCCAGAACAGTTTGATCAGATATACAAATCATTAGATGAAGTAAATAAAGGTAATGCTCTATATCTTGAGAATGGTAGAAAAGCAGGTATTCCAGAAGCTGAACTACAACAAGATATAAAAAATATGAAAGAAATTACTGACCATGCAACAACTTATTTATTTATGGCATCAGCGAGAAGTTTTTATGATACAAAAGCTGTAACGAACATAATAAAAGGTAGTTTAAGTAGAAAAAGAATGAAAAACTTAGCCGATCAAGCTAAAGATGCTGCTATAGTTGAAGCTAATGCTAATAATGCTCAATTAACTCTTACTAACCTCATAATAAAACAAATAAGAAGATTAGAGGAGAGACAAACAGGGACAGCAGGTATTAAAGATATAGAGAAAATATCTGGTCTTGATCGTGCAATGTTAAAGCAACAAGAACAGCTTGCAAAAATGTTACGAGATAATATAGGTGGTGTTAATGCAAACGAACTTATACCTGCAATGAAAACACTATTTAACACCGCAGATGATTTAGCTAATGGTGTTGTTGATACTGCTGAAGCTACTCGTCTAGTAAAAAATGCTCTGGCAGGTTTAACCGATGACGTAGATAAAAATATATTTATTTCAAATGTTTTTATGGCTGAAGAAATAGGAACAATAAAAGGTTTTGAAAAAATAATTGATGAAGCTATACCTAATCTTCGTAAAGCTATAGATGAACGAGACACATCAATAAAAACATTTTCTGGTTTGGTTGCAAACAATGTTACTTTTGAAGGTACAGGAACACCAGTAATACCTGTTAATAAAGCTACAGCACAACACAAAATTATAATGAAAGCCTATGATGAAGCAAAGAAAAAATCTGATGCTTTATATGAAAAAGTTTATAACAAAATAGGAGGAAAGCAAGAACTATATCCTGTACAAAAACTTAGGGATATACTAGAAACACAATCAACTGCTTTAGACTATGGACCTGCTGCTGCTTCTAGATTAAAAACTATTTTAAGAAAATCATTAAAACCATTAGAGGCTGAAGCTAAAGAACTTGGTCTTGAAGCCCCAAGAGATTCTATTACTTTTAAAGAAGCACATCAACTTCGTTCAGATTTAGCTGATGCTTTATTTAAAGAATATAGAACTGCTAATCCCGATGGGGCATATATAAATTTACTAGGTGAAACTATAGATACTATGGATGATTCTATAGAGGCATTTTTAGAAAGACCTCAAAATGTAACTATAAAAAATAATTTTGAAGAAGCACAAGCAAATTACAGAGATAATCTTGCTGGCTTATTTTATAATAGTAGAGTATTACGCACAACAAAAGAAGAAAAATTTAGCAATCTTTTTACTAAAATATTTAATGCTAAAAGTATGGATGGACAACGAGATGCTTTTGATAAAATGTTTCCAGAAGGTAGTGCAAATAGAAAACAAGCTGAAAACTTACTAAAAGAAGAAATGATAAGAGTTGCTATGGGTAATGAAAGAAATATGTCGCAACAACAATTTGAAATTGCCCTTAGAAAAAAAGTTAGAAATCTTGAAGTGGGTATGTTTGGAACAAAAGCTGAAGGTGGTTTTTTAGATATTCTTTTAGGTAGTGAAAAAAATGCAAAAGATTATAAAACTTTAGATACCTTCTTACCAGAAATAACAGAGACTGGTGCTGTTAATACAGCTGCTCCTATGGTTAAAATAGATAAAGAGTCTAGATCTGAATTGTCTAAATTAAAATTTTACAATGAAAAACAACTAGCATTAAGAACAGGCGACAAGTTAAACGAGTATTTAAATAGTGCTGTAAAAGAAATTAGTAAAAGAAATCTTGGTTCCGTAGATGAGATTAATAAAGGTTATTGGAAATCATTAGCTAATATAGATGAAAAAAGTGGTTTTACTCAAACTACACTAGATCATATTTTAGGTTCTGGTAGAAGCAATGATGGCTCACAAGCTGCTGATAGATATGTATCATTAATTAAAGACATGGAAAATTTAGTTGGTGTTGATGATGCTGATAACTTTGCAGAACTTTTAAATCGTGCATTACTTTTTGATGTCTTCGATCAAAATATAAAAAGAACAAAAGCACTTAAAGACGTTCAACCAGAAGGTCAGAAATTTATTCTTAAAGAAAATGCAGAGGCTCGTAGAAAAATTTGGATTCAACATGAAGATTTATGGAATATAGCTTTTGGAAAACATGCAAGAAGTATAGCTCATGCTATTGATATGACTGTATTAGCAGAATCACCAGCAAGAAGTGTTTTACAGTTTGCAGAAACAGTCAATAAATTATCAGCAAATGGTTTACTCTCTAGGGCTTGGGGTGCTGCTAGAGGTGTTGTTAGTTTACGTTACATAGGTTCAGAAATTTTATTAAGAAATATGTTAAATGATAAGAGTGGTATACTACTGAATGTATTGTCTACACCAGAACTATCTCCTTATATAATGGATGCTGTACGTTACGGACAAACACCAGCTAGGATGCAAAACTATTTTAAAACACAATTTATGGCTGCTATGATAGCTCAAAAAGATGATCAAAGCGATATAGATGACATACAAAAACATATGAATGGGTTTTTTAAAGAAGCTGTTAAACAAAAACAAGATCCAGTACAACTAATCATGTCTATGTATTTTATATCAAAAAATCCAGAATTAAGAAAACAACTACAAATTGATTTACAAAGAGCAAATCAAGGATTGCCATCAAAACTACCAACAATAATGAGAGAAAGTGTAAGTACACCAAGAGGGGTCAAAGAGAGATTAAGACCTAGAGCGGAAGATAGTCCTCTCTTAGATCAAATGAAAAATCTTGGTCTACTGTAATGAGTGATGACAGACAGACAGAACTTCTCTTAGCAATAGGGAGATTAGAGGGTAAGGTTGATGGTCTTGTATCATCTCATCAAAACCTTGAAGTAGATATTCGACAACTTAGCAAGCGTGTTAATACACTTGAAAAAGAAAAATCAAGAATGTATGGGGCTGGTGTTGTTCTAGCTCTTGTCGGTAGTGGTGTGATGTGGTTGATTAGTATGTTAAAAAGTCCATAAAGAAAGGGAAATTGCAATGGATGTAGGCATTGTGATAGAACTTTTTGAGAAGGTAGGTATTCCTGTTTTAACCGCAGCAGCAGCCGGATATGGGCTATGGTGGTTGATACGATGGATCACAAATACTTTTCGTCAAGATGTTCTAACAGCACTTAAAAATTTACATCAAGAATTAGATGAAGAAATTAGAGACACCAGAGAGTTATCAGATAAGAAGTTAGCTGAATTAACTGTCATGGTTGTTAGATTAATTGATCGTGTTCGTATTCTTGAAAAAAACTTTATTGAACACGATGAAACAATGAGAGCAGTCTACTCTCTTGGTGGTAAAGCCAAACGTAAATTAACTAGACATGAAACAATAGAAGAACTTAAAGAACAGATTAAAGATGCTGGTGGAGATTAATGGAAATTCTTCTAACACTATTAGGTATAGTACCTGTAGCAGAAACGATAACAGAAGCCGGATCTTCCGGAGGAGGTAGTATTATGGGTGGAATACCTATGGAATTGATTACAATGCTTGGATCATCATTACTTGGTGGTGTTATGTCAATATGGGGTCAGAGCATTAAGGCAAAAGAAGCAAACAATAAATTAATGATGGCTGCAATGACCAAAGAAGCAGAGGTTATTGACAAAGCTAGACGTTACGAAAATCCGCACTTTCAATGGACACGAAGGCTAATAGCTTTAGGAGCCATTGGTGCAATAATTGTGTGGCCCAAAATTGTGGCTGTATTTTATCCTGACATAGCTGTAACTGTTGGTTGGACACAATTCAATCCCGGCTTCTTTATCTTTGAAGGTAAAGAGATGGTTAAATGGGAACAGATGACAGGATTAGTGATAACACCACTTGATACACATTTAGTATCAGCTATCGTGGGGTTATATTTTGGTGGTTCATTAGTTAAGAAATAGGAGTATATAGTTGTGTATAGTGATAAGTATCAAATACGTTTACCATTTGAGGTTTTAGCAGATATAAGGGAAATGGAAGAAAAACCAAAAGCTAAAGCTAAAGCGATAAAAAAAATACCTACACCAAAGGTAAAAAAAAGAATTAAAGAAATACTGCTAGAAGCAGATATGATTGCAAACCCTATTAATTAAGTTTTTTCTTCTTAATAGTTTGGTGTAGTGTAGGAATATCAGGTATTTCACTTGATACTCTTTCACTAGGATAGCTAACATCTGTTATTGTACCACAATACTCTTCTGTTTCTTTTAGTACAAACTCAATTAAATTTCCAACATGAGTAATTAATCCTGCTATATCTTGAGTATAGTCAAAGTCTGGCATATATTCATCCATATGTGTAATAAAGTCTTTAGGATCAATCTTTGAAACCTCTACAGCAGGATTTAAAGCATTTTTAGCATCAAGCATTAAAGAAAAAGTGAGAACAGGAGTGTATCTGTTCTCTTTTTTTTTGTCTTCATCAAACATCAACCACCTCACACACATCACCTACACAACTAAACTCTTGTGTTCCTTTTGTTCCATCCTCCTTTTCGTATTCACTCAACTTACCAAAGTCTATGGTTGCTGGCATAGAAGAAACTAGCTTATCATACTCTTCTTTATTGACAGACTCATAAGGAGCTTGAGCATATACAGCATCGGTGTGTGGGAAAAATGACACACCAGACATATAATCAAAGTTTTTATATACCCATGCCGCAACTTCTAACCATTCATGTTCTCTAACAGTAATTGTTATACTAGGTTTATGCTCACACCAATGTATTTGATACATCAACCATAGATCTAAATGTTTTATGGGATTGAGATCATCATTAATTACAGATCCATAGGGAGCTTGTATAGGAAAAGAAAACACCGCAGTATTTTTACTTTCTATATCTCCAACAGCATCTTCACATGGTATGCCACTATCCATCAAAAATTGTGTTAGTGGATCTTTCTTATCTCCTCTTACTCTACGAATATAATACTTACTATGCCTAGCATGAATACCACTTGCGGCATCTACTAGCTGACTGACTGTACCCGATGGTTTTACACAAGTTATAGCTGTACTTGCAGGAATACCTAATGCTTCCGCCCATACTGTATTTGTCTCAACAGCAAGGTGTTTAAGTTCTTCTAAAACCTCTGGTAAGTTTCCTTCTGCACCATTGGTTATTTTGTTATCCATTATACCTGTAAGACTAACACCAAGTAATCTTTCTTCTTCTGTAGTCTTTTGCCATATTTTACGCAAGTATTTAAAGTTTGTTAAAGTAGATTGATATGTTCCTAGTATTGTTGCAAGCCTAACTTTTTCTTTTAAAGTTTCTAGTGTATCTGTTTTCTTAACAACAACCTCTGTTAAATTACAGAATTGATTAGGTCTAAGAATAATTTCACAACAAGGATTTGTACCAAAGTCAAAGTCTGGATTTCTTCTTCCATTTGCCGCTACTTGTTTTTTAACTGCGGCACGACTAAACATACCTCTTTCACCAGATCTACTTTCATAGAGAGATGTCCACTCTTTCATAAATATACCCATCTCTGGTCTATCTTTATAAACAGCAGAATTATTAGCATAAGATCTATAGCTATGATGGTTCCACCAATCACCTGATTTAGCACCTCGCAATAAATCATCACTAAGATTACTAAGAGAAATGAGTGCAGATCTGCGAACACCACCTACTACTACTACTTGTGCCGTTTTACACACTAAATCATGGCACTCTATACTACTCAATCGCCTACCTGCACTCTTTCTGAACAGATTAACCGCAAATCTGAACAGATCCTCTAATGGGTCAGGACCACTTGCCCTTCCACCAAAAGTCCTAAGTCTAGCTCCAGCTGGTCTTACTTGGCTTGTGTCCCAAGTAGGAACTTGACCAGAATACAATAAAGATATTAGTTCTTTAAATGCTCTAGCCCAACCAGACTTACTATCTTTTACAACTATAACTGTACTGCTGTCTTCAAAGTGTTCTTCTACTATTGGTAATTGTAGCACACTTTCTCTTTCTACAGAGAAACCTACACCTGTACCATTCATTAAAACATAAAGTATTTCGTCAAATGCTCTTGGGCTATCTATAGCAACATAACTACAGTTATAAGCGGCAACATTACATTTTTCTACAGCCTTGCCTGATGTCATTAGTAGACGCATAGAAGGCATGATCTCAAGATTAAGAATAGCAGTCTTTAATTTTTTTACTGTGTTATCATCAAAAACATTACCACTTTTTTCTGTGGATTTCATGTAGTCAAAGTAACGACCTACAGTTTCTTCCCATGTTTCTCTGCGGTTTTCATCATCTAGCCACCTTGAATAGCGTGATGTGTGTATGTATTCTTGATATGCGGTTGGTAATTTGTACATTAGACTCCCCTTAAATCTGCTTGTTTATAGCGGTTTGATTTCATTATTTTTCCGTCTTCTCGATAGACAGGCTTTCCATTTTCGTCAAGTTTTGACATATTTGATTGGTGTATTCTATTAAATATAACTTGCATATCCCAACCAAAATCTACAAATAAACCTGTTAAAACATATAATAAGTCTGCTGCTTCCTTTTTAATTTTTGTTTCATCTTCCTCTGTCATAGCTTCCATTAATTCACTATACTCTTCTTCAATTAAAGTTCTGCGAAGCTCAAACATTTCTCTAGCTTCTAAAACAATTTTAGTTTGAGAAAAATCTACATCTGTAAATCTTCCAAATGCTTTTTGAAACTCTGTTACAGCATCTTGCATGGTTCTGTATTTAGCCATCATGGTAAATTCTTTTCTAAATTTATATACGCATCGTGTTTTGTTCTTATGTCTTTAAGTTTTTTTATATACCACTCTGCTTTTGCTAAGTCTTCTAAAGGTTTTTCTTTATGTTCATATCTACTGATGTATTTTATAATACAACCTTTTAGATAGCCCATAAACTCATCTAATGGCAATAAGTTTTGCATGATGTCTATAGTTTCCATACCACCTTTTTGATAATGAGGAGGATTGTTTACACTATCATTGGCAGATTTTTTTTGGTTTTCTTCCCATGCTTTTAATTGTTTTTGCCCTATTGGGCTACTCCACCTTGCATCAATCTTCTTCGGCATCTTCTTTACACTCCTTTATCAGCCATGTTTCATCAATAATTCTGTTGCTGTATTTAAAATCATTTCGTATACACCATTGAGCATACGTTGTTTTTCCGCTTTTTGTTAGTTTGTTATTTGCATTTGAGAATACAAAACGGACATCAATATTAGGATGTTGTTTTCTAAATGTCAAGTGTTTTGTTCGATCTTCTGACGTAAAAAAACCTTTTGTTTCTATATAAATTTGTTGTTCTGGTAAATAAAAATCTGGTGTATATGTTGTAGTCTTTGGTTGATACTCATAGCTATCTGGTTCGTAATCAAAATCTACTTTTCTTCTAATTAAATCTGATGCAAAATCTACTTCAAAATTACTTCTGTACTTTGTTCCGGCTACACGCCTACTCATTCTAGTCCGTCTTGACATATTGTGGCTCATACTTTTCTACTAAATAACTAATCGTATTCTTAATAAACTTTAATGTTCTAGGTGCATTATCCGCCATTATACTATTTTCCTCTTCTTGTAAAAATTGACTTTCCAAAAACACAATAGCTCTGCGATCCAAGTATTTTACTACTTTATCTACATCTCTACCAAATTTAGTTGTATTCTCTCGATAATTACTATCTGTCCATTGAGCTTCTACACTAGAAGAGGGAGCCTTGCTAATTGTTAATGGCAAACAGTTTTGAGCTTCTCTCATGTACACCTTTCCACCTTCTTTTTTTTCACTCTCAGTATAGATAAAAAAACATCGAGGATTACCTATAACATCTTCTTTTTTTATACCATGATACAATATGAGCGGCACTACATTTGCTCCTTATTTAATTGTGAATACCACACCATAGGAGGATTTTTTGCTTCTGATGCAACCTTGTGATGTAGTTTTGAGTTAGACCAACAATGACTTTTAAAATTACAAAAACTACAAGTAGTATTTAATAATCTATTTCCTGTTGACTTTCCTCTAAATCTTTCTGGAACATCTTCTAACTTTTGTAATGGAATACTTTTATCTTGTAAGGCATTTATATTATATGAAGCTATAGCCAATGCAGATGCACGCTCATCATCTTGTATGTTAGGGGCAGGACATATTTGTATCTCTCCAGAAGATTTATTAATTACTATCCAACCACCAAAAGGTTTATTATCTGCTTCTGCGTATAAATATCCTTGCACTACATAACCAAAAGGATCGTTGTCTTTTACACGACTATAACTTGTAAATTTACTAGTATAAGCATAGGGGCTTGCGGTTTTAATATCCCAAACCTTACCATCAATAATTATATCAAGTGTACCTTTTAATTGTACGCCTTCTATTTCTAAAGTTACAGGCTTTTGATAATCTTCTACATTAACACCAGCTTCTTTCATTTCTATGTAAAGCAAAACTTCAAGCAGATCTCCAAATAAAAATCTGTTTATTGCATTGTATTCCATAGTTGTTTCTGTTTTTACATTATCTCTTTCTAGCTGTTGTTGGCACAAGGGTTTACCTAGTCCAGACATACGCATAGACCAATCTCTTTTCTTATCACCAAATTGTTTTTCTAGAGCTTTTCCACATTCTTCTTTAAAAAATAAAAGTAAATCGGGAGAGATTTTTTTCTCCCCCGAAATTACTTGTTGTAAATAAAGTTGTAAATACTCCTTAATGAGATTATTCATCTAGTGAGTCAACTATCTCCACATCTTCAAAGTCCTTGCGAGACTCCTTATATTTTTCTTCTATGTCAGAATTATGAAGATTAACTATATCCATAAAACTTTCAAGTAGTGGTACATCTCCTTTCGGAACAAATTCAACACTATCCTTAACTTCAATGTTGGCTTTGTAAAAAATGTTGCCACCATACTTCTGTTTAGATGTGGTTAAAAGTGCTCTTGTATTAAACAGCAACTTACCTTGTTTTTCTAAGGTTTTAATCCAATCGCTGACAGGCATGAAGTTACTACCCTTTGCGTACCAAGCATGAGGTACCGCTTCTGCATTGCCAGACAAAGCTACTGTTCCATATATAATTTGAGAACACTTTATACCTGCTTGGAGTGTCCTTGCAGGGTCATCTGGAGCAAGAAGATCTAACTCTTTTCGATCTATCTTACCACATTTCAGTCCACCTGTAGTATCAAAAAACTTATCTCCAAATGATGACGCTTGGATTGTCATAGACGAATAATTTTGTTGTCCTTGATCCCAAACACTATACATATATCTTCTTAAAAAAGGTCGAAAGATAACAGTATCGCTGTGAACTGTTTCACCATTTGCATCTCTTACACGCCACTTTCCACGAGGAAGACTATTGCCGTCATCATCTTCGGTATTGTGCTCAATCGAAAGTCTAGGTAAATACGCCTTAGTGCTTTCGCTTGATGTAGACGACAGATCCTTTTGACCTAACATTGCCATCAGAGTATCTGTGTCCATCTCTTTTGCGGTAACCAAATCTTTTATACTTGGTGTCTCCGCTACTGCTACGTCTGTCATGTTATTGCAACTCCTTTGTGCTGACAGTTTCTAAATTAGACCAATCGTTACCGATTTTTAATTCGATCCCGATTGGCATATTGTATTCAACACCATACCTTCTTTGACATTCCTTTCGTATGCCTAGCATGGCTTCTTCTAGTAAATGTATCGCTATTTCCTCTTCTTGAGGGTGTACATCCAAGACTATACTATCATGGACTGTATTACAAATCAAGCTCTTTATTTGCTTTTCTTTTATTTTATTATGTAGTGATATTAATGCAACAGGTAGTAGATCTGCGGTTGCAAACCCTTGTACCGGATAGTTTTTTATTTGTGTAGCATTAGAATACCCACCATTTGCATAACTTTTTACGTTTGGAAACTGATACTCCCTGCCTGATGGTAGGGTTATTTTTTTGCGTACAAGAGCCTCACGACCTAATCTTTGATGCCATTCTTCTATACCTTTATACTTCTCAAGAAATGCTTCATAGTATCTTACTTCACTTGTAGTTCCTGTCTTGCCGCCATATAGAGGTTTAAAAGTGTGAGCTTTTGCTTCTTGTCGGCTAACACCAATGATGCTTGCAGTATATGAGTGAACATCAACCTCATCTTTAACATCTTGTAAGACTTGTTTATCTCCTGCAAGAAACCCTGCTACTCTAAATTCTAATTGGCTATAATCTCCTTCAAGTATCTTGCCACCTTCAAATCGACTAACAATAGCTTCTCTAACAGGAAACGTAGTGCTTCTAGGCATATTCTGAAAGTTAGGATTGCGAGAGGATAATCTTCCGGTAGCTGTTACACATTGCATAAACTGTGGGTGTATAAATCCATCCTTGCCTGTGTTACTTTTTATACTATCTATAAAAGTATTAAGGTAAGTAGACAAAGCATTATATCTCATATACTTCTGTAAAAACTGTCTTTCTTTTCCATGCACCTGTAACATCTTTTCTTTGATTGTAGTTATATCTGTTTTAAATCCATGTACAGAAAGATCTTTTTCGTTTAGAGGATTAAGACCAAGACCCGCTCTTTCTTTGGTGTTTACATAAACAACACCTCTACCAAAACACATCTTACATTTACGGGGCATACCATAGGTGCCATCTTTTTTCATAAAATCAACTGTACCTCTTCCTCTACAGGCTCTACAAGTTTTCTTGTAAGTTTTTAAAAAAGCTCCAATCTTATACTGATACTTACTTCTAAATATACTTGGTGTAGATACTCTAACAAATTTCTTTTTTCTCTTTCCATCTTTAACAACTGTACCTAAATCAAAAAATTCTTTCCATTCTTTTTTATCTCTTACAACTTTAGAATAAAATAACTTTGATCTATCTTCTGCTGATGCCAAATTGATTGGTGTATCTCCACACAACTCTTTAATCATGGTATTTAATTCATGTTCTATCTCTGTGTGTTCATCTCTAAAATCTTTTTCAATCTCAAGAAGTTTAGGAACATCAACCTTGATACCATCATTTTCTATATCACATAATGTTCTGCAAACATCCATGTGTAGTTTAACTGTAGCTTTCATTGTCTAGACCATTCTTGTAAGGAAATATTTAAAATATCAGCCTGTGCAAATGCTAACTCATAAGCTGACTTTACATCTTGTACACCATACTCTGTAAGTTTATCATAAGGTATTTCATCTACACCTTTTCCAGCTTTTATAAACTCTTCAAAGATGTGAGATTTTTTCTCAGAAACATTGCGTCTTTTACATGAAGCACTAAGAGTTAATTCTCTATTTAATCCTCTAGCTAATAAATACTCAACGCCCATTGTGTCCCAAACTTCTCCGCCATACTGAAAACCACAAGCTAGTAACCATTGTAAATCATATTTTATATTGTGTCCAATCAATAAAGTTGTTCGGTTTAAAATATCTTGTAAGATGTCTATATTATTTTCTGTAGGCGGCTCTTCTGCATGATAGAAACATAAATAATTTTGTTCTCCACCATTTGTAAGAAAGCCAACCGACACCAATATATTATTTCCATTGTACGGCATACTGTTACCTTTAGTAAAAGTATTTTCTATATCAAGACAAGTAATCATACACTATACCTTCCTGTTGCAATATTTATTTGAACCGGCACATTACCATGCCACCCATTTATTTTATTCTTACTTACTGCTAAGAAGCGAGTATTGTTTTCATCTATTCCCATTTGTTTACCAATACCTATAATTAAATCTGCTTCTCCGGCTTTGCCTGTACGACTGTTATCAAGCATAGAATAATCTATTACTTCTCTTTCGTGTGCTTCATAACTAGCTTGTGATACAGCCCACACCAAACAATTATGTCTTTTGGCTAACTCTCTACCCATAACATAAATCTCTTTTAGTCTTTCATCTCCACGAGTGTATGTACCATCAATCTTAACTTTATCCATTTGATCTATAAATACTACGTCTGGTTTATTCAATGTAGTAAAATTTACAATCTCTTTGACACTAGTTCCTACACTATCCATCACAACTAAATTAGCATCAACCTTTTCTTTATACTCTTCTATGTACCTATCCTTTTGTTTTTGCAGAGTATTCTTGTCAATATCAAAATACGCTGTGATAATTCTAAGTTTAACTTTCTTGGCTATTTCTTCATTAGCCCAATAATGTACTTTCTGTCCTCTGGATATGTAGTGTGATGCAAGATGAGCACAAAAACTACTCTTACCTATCTCTGGTCTAGCAAAGATAATTCCAAAGTCTCCACGATTTAATCCTTGTACGTTTTGTTCTAACGTATGTAATCCAAAAGTAAAATCTGGTTCTTTAACTGTAGACTTTATTAATTCCTCAAAGTCCTCGTGTATAATTCTAAAACTATCTTCTCCATCAAGACTGTTAGATGCAACCTTTTCTATCATTTGTGAGATCTCAGAAAATGCCATAGAGTTTTCGCCTGTCCAAAAACCAACAGCTTTCTCTCCAATCTGTCTAGCCATATCTCTTTGCCAAAAAGTTTTAGCCCAATCATACGCTAGGTTTACATCAACCTTTTTAACAGCCAACAAATCATCTATAAGATCAAAAGTTTGTAAGGCTTTACTATCAGGCATAGCCGGAAACATTATCTTATGTACTGCTACTAATGTTGTAGCATCAAGACTTTCAATCTCCTCATATTTAAGATGGGCTTCTCTAATGGTGTGAGCCAATGATCGCCAATCTTTAGGAAACATAACTGGTGTTATAAAGTTTTTGGTTCTATCCCACACAGATTTATCTAGCATGGTAGCTAGAACATTTAATTCTATGTCTTGCATTATCCTCCTGCTTTCTTCATTCTACTTTCAGAAGGTCGGAGTTTCTTTCTATGATTTAATGGTGGTTTTTTAAACCTACGTCTTGTTTTCTTTGCTGGTGCATAAGTGTTTGTACCATACATTGCTCTTTTCTTAGCCATTTTTAAATACCAATTCTTCTAGTTGTTCTGGGTTCATGTTTTTTAAATCTACTTCTGGAAATAAAACAGAAGAATATTTTACCTTGTGTTTTATCGTATCACAAATCATCATACTTTTCAATACTGCATCTTTATCTAAACATACCAATACTTTTTCATAATTTTTTCTTGTAAGATAATGTAATAATATTTCAGATAATATAGTACCACACATAGCTATTCCTACAACATTTTTCATCTTTGAAACAACACAAGCTGATGGAATATCTTCAACTAGGACAGCTATGCTGCCACATCCTATCTTGTAATCTGCTGATGTTTTTGCATATTTAAACCATTTTGGTTGAGAACTTACTTTAAGAGATCTACCTACGGCATTGATTACTCTATTACTTTCTAAATCTTTTACTAAAAATACTATGCGGTCTTGTTGCGGATCATATTTTACACTGATGTGATCTTGAATAAAAAGGTCATAACATTGTACCTTTTTTAAATATGCAATACAGGCATCTTTATTATTATCTATAGAAACTAAATTAGATAAATGTATTTCATCCTGTATCATAGTTGGAATATCTGTGGCTTTAGAAAATAATCCATTCTTTAAATTAGTTTTTTGTAATCCAACTTTTTTATATCCTTTTACTTCACAACTAGCATCAAAACAATTATATACGACAACCATTGATGTAGGTAAATACATAGCTGAGAAAGTATTTCCACTTCCACACTCAGGACAATCAGAACGAACTCGACCTAATTCTATAGCGTCATCAAGTAAATATTCAATATTTTCATTAATTGTTAATGTCATTTGATGTATCTTTCTTTGTTTTGTCTATAGACCATTTAATTTTATTATATTTACTTCTGTAAGTATCTGATGTATATTTCTGTCTCTCCTTTCTAGCTGAAGGAGTAGACCATCTCGGTTTTTTAGTTTGTTTTACCATTAATTAAATCCTAATATTGGTGTTATATAGTTTACCCCCTCAAGGGGTTTTATGAGTATATCATGTATTTTAATTGTGGTCAAGCCCATAAAAAAAATTAAATTTATGGTTGCAATGATTTTTCATTCATGTTATGTAGGTCTAGTTTGTCGTAATAGAAGGGTGGTAATAAAAATGAGATTATCAAATAAGGAGCAAGATAGAGGGTGGCACTTGCGAGTTTTTCATAGAAAAGCTGTAAGAAAACTTTATGAAGCTCGGTGGGTTTGGTATCATACGATCCTAGCCGTCGAGCTTTTTATTTTAATTATTATACAAACTATTGGATTGTTCATATGAAAGAAATAAAAAAAGTTACACCAACCCATGATCTTAGTTGGTACGTCAAATGGGTAGCAACACTAATAATAATTGTTGGTGCTTGTCTAAATTCATTTGAATTGCAACCATATAGCCATGTTGTTATGTGTGTGGGTGCTAGTTTATGGTTATTTGTTGGTTACTTGTGGTACGATAGAGCATTAATTGTAGTAAACTCTGCTATTTTAGCAATATATTTTACAGGGTTTGTTATGTATTTGACGTATTATACATGATTTATGTACCAATAACATCAAGCATGAAGCGAATAGCGACCAGAAATGCAAATCGCATGGGTCGCATTCGTAATAGTATTACTCGTGGTCAGGGTAATTCCTATGGTTTTTTAGGAGAACAAATTACTAAGTTAGTGTTAGGTGGTGAAATTGTAAACAAGGGTAAGAAATACAATGTAGACTATGATCTTGTTCTTGATGATGGCACTACAGTTGAAGTAAAGACTAAGAAAACAACAGTTGAACCAAAAAAATATTATGAGTGTAGTGTCGCAAAGTACAACACCAAACAAAAATGTGATTACTATGCTTTTGTAAGAGTGTTAGATACTAAGAAAGGTGGTTGGTTTCTTGGTGTTATGCCGAAAGAAAAATATTTTATCAATGCAAAGTTTTTAAAAGCCGGAACAAGAGATGGTGATAATGGATTTCTTGTAAGGGCTGATTGTTACAATTTAGCTATTTCTGATTTGCAAATTAATATATAAATAACTGAGGAGTTTAAAAATATGGAAACACAAAATAACAATGAAAATAAAGAATACATTTATCTAATGATTTATGATTTTTCAACTTTTAATTCTGATGACGAGCCAGACTTGTTGTGTGATGTGAGAGAGTTAATTAAAAAAGGAGTTTTTGAAGAACACCACGAAAAACGACTTTGTAAAATTGGTATGTCAACTAATCCTCATTCAAGAATTAAAGCTATTGAAAGAGAAACAGAATTACAATTTAATTTTAAATATATTTTTGATACTACTAATTGTGATACTATGTCAATAGAGAGAAATTTACATCGTTGTTATGAGAAACAACGTGTACGAGGAGAATATTTTTATTTTAATCCAGAAGAATTTTTGATAAATGACAAGGTTAAAGGTCTTTTAATTAGTTCAGGAGTTAATGCAGGTTTCACAGATTTTGAAGGTCTTGTGGGAACAAAACCAATTAGTTTATTATCTCCTAATCAACAAAAAAGTATATCCATTTCAGACCATAAAATAGCCGTTGAAAATGAAAGAAAAAAATTTCTTATGTTGTTTAATGAGTTACTTTTATCTACACAAACTTATGTAACTCAATATGAA